GACTAACTAAGTATCCAATAGACTTCCATCTTAACCAAGTTTTTCTTTCAATAAGCCAATAATCTCCCTGTTTAACAAATCTTATTTTAATCATCTCTCTTTGGTTTTAAAGGTTAAGATACCATCCACTTACCACTTCTTCAATAAGTCTTTGCTCTCCTTTCTTAGTAAAGAACTGTAGTTCAAAATCTCCAAAAGTGTGGTATTCTTTTAGCTTGTCAATACATTCTTTTACTGACTCTCCGCTTGTGTAAGTTTCACGATTTCCGCAGTCGCTTACAATGTGTAATTGATATTTCGGTTTCATCTCTCTTTGGTGTTATCTCTTTCAACAATTTTTTATCTACATTCAAATAGCAAAAGTATGCCTCAGATTTTACTCCATAGGCATACCTTGCTCTGTCTTTCTTGGTCATGTTGGCTAAAGCTATAGCCTCACTCAACCTGCCCATTACATTTTAATTAACCTCAGCCTCCTTTGATATTTGCGTATCAGGAGTGCTGAGTTTGTTAGCTGGTTTTGTATCTCTTCAGACCAACCAAACCTACTCGCTTGGAGCGTGAGGTTTACTTGGTCAATCATGAGCATATCAAGATACTTCTGTACCTCTCGGATGTGTCTGTACTTTCTAATCATTTTCAATACCATTTTCATCTCTGTCTCTGTAGCATAGTTCTATGATGGTCATAGTTCTTCTACTATTAGTGAGATATTGTTGTAGCCCATCTCTTTGAGCCTTTGCCTACAATCTCTTGCCTTTTGTATAGAGTCAAAGATGTATTCTCTTGCTTTGATCTTTATTCTGTACTGCAACTTTCTCATAATATAAACTTGCTAAGTTCTTTCTTTTGGCTCTCGTTTAAGTTCCAAGTCTTGTACATATACTTCAGATAATCCTGAGGCACTTGGCTTAATTTTAAGCCCTTGTATTTACCTCTCCTGAGGACACCGTCAAGGTGTCTCCAATGAGGTAGGGGTTTGCTCTTGTGGTATTGATTGTTGTAGTTGGTTCTATTAAAACCCATCAAATCATTCTTACTATATTTCATAACTCTCCATGTATTGTATAATTATTCACCTCTTGCTGAATGTCCTCAAGGTTGCGGTCTTCAAAAAAGTCTGCGTATTGCTGGAGAGCAAACTTGACTTTCTCCTCGCCCTTGTTAAAGAAATCCTGAGAGCAGGAGTATACCCCCACATCACATGAGAGTTTGTCTATGACCAAGAACTTAAACTTAGAATAGTCAACATTGAATAAGGTACAATAGATGTACACTTGAACATCATAAGAATACTTAAACCTGGCACTATAGACAAAATTCCTGAGGTCGCTTGTGCTTTTCAGGTCAATAAGTCCCCCATTGTTTTTCAGGATGTCTGCCTTAGCCCTGAATGGGTAGCCCTCTATGTAGTCTACTGCGGCTACCTCAAACTGACTATCTCTAAGCAGTTCAACTGCCTCTGCGTTTTTGAATAACGCCTCAGTCAGTTTCTCTGCCTTTTGTTTCTCCTTTTGGGTATACAATATATGAGAGGGGTATTCTGCACTCATCTCTTTCCACTTCTTGGTAGTCTTGGTACTCACATCTGCAAACACCAAGTCTTTGATCTTCTCAGGCTCTAACACCATCATGTGAATGAGCCTACCATCCCTGAGGGCTTGGCTATTAGTCTCATCCCCATACTGCATAAGGTTGTAGTAAGTTCGTGGTGAGTCCAGCAGTTTCTTGATGTTGGAACTGCTAAAGGCTACCTTACCGAGATAGCCATAATAGAAATCATCATTGGCGGCTTGTTCTACAAGCCAATCCTGATTGTGTTGCTCTCCATTGAGCATAGTGATTTTTTTAGTCATAGCACTTTTATTAAATAGAAAAGCCCCCACCCTTTTGAGGTGGAGGCATTTGTTGTAAGTTTACTTAATAACTCCGTTTGGTAGTTTTACCATCAAAGTAATGTTTGATTCGTGGCAAAGACTTTCGTAATACGCAGATTGTTCACGCTTATCATTTATCTCTGTCTCTATTCTGTACAACTCTAAAAACTTATCTCTTCTGTCTGCTCCATTAGGGAAATAAACGGCAATCATCGTTTTAGGGTACATTTTTTGTTCTTCGGTAGTTAGCATATGCATAGCATTTTTTGGTTAATTGTTCTAAGAGTTGATAAGTTTCTTCATGTGTTGGTAGTCCTTGCGGATGCAATACTCTGACCATACTAACTCGTTTCTAAGAAACTTGTCCTCTTCTGCCGTATCAGGATATAGATAGGGCAGGTCATTGTAATTCGTTCCGTACCACTCCTGAGAAATCTTATCTAACTCGGCTAATAGGTTACTCATGACTTACTTGTTTTGTTGGATAAACTGATTCAAGGCTTGAGTGAGAACCATACTGAGCATTGGTGAAAGGTCACCTGTCTCAAGGTTGTGGTCATCGCATATAGATGCGAAATCAATGTAATCTAAAATGTCATTCATAGCATTTAATTTTGGTTATACGGCAATATACACAAAATTATTAACAATACTACATAGTGTATGGTATCTCTTTGAACACTATGTCCAGCACATCCTCTAACTTCAGGTAAGTAAACACATCTTTTGCCCTCTCTCTACCTACCCACTTATACAAAGCATCCGCATAAGGTATGCGGTTCTGACGGTGTACCTTGTCAGGATTAAAGAATGGACATAGGGCTATAGCCTTTGCCCTCAAATCATTCTTTAACATGACATAGAATCTATCAGGAAACTGAAAGGCAATGTACTCAGCTTTACTATTTAAACTGCACCAACCATCACCTCCCCATACATTTATGAACTCAAGGAGTATGAACCCTTTGAGGTGCATACCCTTGAGTCCTTTTACATCTACAAGTTTATCACCCCAATAAAAATCTATGTGCTTCTTGTCATCCTCAAGGGATGACTTTACCGCACCTGTAAGTTCCTTAAATAAATCCTCACCTTGCTTACCCATATCAACTCGGTCTTTTGTCATGCCCTTAGATAACTTTATGTTATCCTTTAGGTAGTTGTTCAGGGACTTATTTTTCTTGGTACTCACTTAGGTCTGTTATCTTAACAAGTTTGTCTGCATTATAAAACTTAAAAACACGAGACTGATAAGCAACCCTATAACCCCCATAAGAACCGCTAATATCAAAACAAAAGTCTTGCCCCTTGTATCGTGTTCGTATGCCTTGTGCCTCTTCATATTTTATGATCTTATGCCCATTACTATACAACCAAAGCAATAGCAGTTTACTCAGTTTTGTATTGTTCATATACCTTGCGTAAGTCTCTTGTCCATTGTTTCCACTCCTTAGGGTTGCAGGTGCAGGGCATATACATCTTATGATTAAACACCCTCGCATGAATAGTTGCTATAGGTTTAGTGTACTTCTCTTTTATAGTACCATTGTCAAAAGTCTCAAAGAACTCTGTTAGCTGGTTATACTCATCCTCTTCTAAACATTCAGGTTCTTTGTATGGAAACAAATCATTGAGTAAAGCCTTGCGCTCATCACACCCACAATCCTCACCTGCTACAAACTTGACAAGTTTCTTGATTCCTGTAGCCTCTGTGATTTTCTCAATGGTATCACCTAAGCCTTTACTCTGTTTCTTTGATTTGCTTGAGGTACTCTTCATACTCTTCTTGGAGGTTTTCTTTGACATATTGCTTTGCTTTATCTAAGGTTGTAAAAATCGTTCTGAGGCTTATAGTAGTCTCACTCTGTATGTCTCGCATTGTGAGGTCTGTTGTATGGTAAAGCTGGAACATCTTAAAGTCAAACCAATACAACTCTTTTGCCGTTGACCATATCTTATCTATGAACTCCTCAAACAAGTCATCACTCTCTGAGCGTTCCGTTTCTGCCTTGTTGAGGTGTTGGTGATAGTCAGGTACATATACATGAATGTCTTTAGTCTTGTGGTATCTGTTGACAATGTTTCTGAGGGTAACCCATATGAATAACTTGTTAGGCTCTGTATCATTGTGCATGATACGCTTAGGGTCATCTATGTATTTGTTGAGCCTGAGGTACATCTCTTGCACAAGGTCTTCAGCAAAAGACCCTGCGCCAAACTTCTTAGCCATTGCTAACCATTCATTGTGATGTCTTGCAAGTACCTCTAATAGATTCATCACTCTTCATTTATGGTGTGCCAGGTAAGTACCAAAGCAAAAACCCCAAAGCACAACTGCAAGGAGTGGTACTTGGGGGCTTCATAGTCATCATCCATCTCTGAGTTCCAATAGTTGATGCCAACTAAAATTCCTGCAAGGGGTGCTATATCAAGTGCAAAGTTCATCTTTGTTCATGGCGTTAAGTTCTCCCTGAACAATATACAACTCGTTTCGTGTTTCCTGTAACTCTTCTCTGACATTTTGTAAACGCTCCAGCAACTCTGCGTTCTGTTTACGCAGAGTCATCTCTTTGCTCTCATCAATCTTGATCTTTTTTTATCTGACTTATGATTTCTAAAGATTCATTGTAGTAACTCAGATACATCCTATCAAACCGCATATTAGTCTCATGATTGCGCCAAGCGTGTATGACGGTTGCGTGATTCTTTTTACTCACCCTTGCAATCTGTAGGGTAGTGTATATATCTCTTGCCGCTACAAAGAACGCATACCTTGCTATCACATTGCGCCTCTCTCTATTAGACAAAATTCTGTGCCTGATAATATAATTGTCATACTCTTCTTGTAATGTTTGTTCGTTTGCTATCATCTTAAATACTCATCAAGTTCATCTAATTGTTCTTCATACTTCCTGACCTTATCAGACAGGTGTCTAATGGTCAGCTTTAATTCTGCATTCTTTGCCTCAGCATCCCACACCTGCCTCTGTACCTCCTCAACCATATCAATAGCAGAATCCATTGCTGAGTACATACCTGTCAAGTCTATAAACAAATCCATCTGCTCAGAGGGTTGACTAAGGTCTTTAGGTTTCATTCTCTGTGCTATGTCCATGAGCATTTGATTCTTTGACCTCAACCATAACAAAGCCATTGATTTGCTCTCGTTATAGTTCCAGCGCATAGGGTCTTCTAACCAATCTTTTTTCTTATCTGACATAATCAAAAAGGCAAATCTTCATAAGGTAGACTTTCTTGTTTCTTTACTGCCTGAGGCAAGAGAGGTGTGCCAAACATCTCAAAGCCTACCTGATTAGGTAGCATCCTCAATCGTATAGGCTCATCCAATGGTGTCACCATACCTCCTGTTGAGGTCTCTTTCTCCTTGTAGTTATGTATGTGAGTATACATCCAATGGTCGCTATGGTGCAGGTATCTATGAATACACCATACAGAATCGGAGCGGTTGCCCCACTTAGCCCCTCCCTCAACATCGCCAATGCGTGGCGGTTGAGTGAGTCCAGCATACTCATGTGTACCTGAGTGTTTGTTTCTTAAAGCATTAGTAACCGCATGAGTATTTAACCATAAAGATACCTGTTGTTGTTTGCACCATGTGCGAAAAGCTGAGGCTACCTCATAGTCATATTCATGACCCCCTAACTGCTTAAACATCTCTCGATCTTTGGCAAGAGAGTTGTAGGGGTCAACAAGGAAACCATCTATGCCCTCTTCTTTATGTATGTCTGTTGCCTCCTCAAGTAACTGATTAAAGGTACATATCTGTTTGTCTGCATCTAAAATTATAAAGAACTGCATCATAAAGTTCATAGCCTTTTGCATCTCATCCTCTTCTATTCGTGTAATGGATTTACCCAAATAGAATTGTATGATTTTTATACCTATGCTTTCAGGTGAGTTTTCTGAACTATAAATAAGCCACTTAATCTGATTCTTGACACTTTGCATAACCATCAAGAAAATGATTGTTGTAGTCTTACCTACATTATTATGTCCAATGATAACATTAAAATTGCCCCTCTTAAATTTTAGGTACTTGTCTATCTCAGTATGACCAAAGTCAAGACCCATTTTAATTCTACCATATCGGTAATTGTCAATTTGACCTTGCAGGTCTGCATAGCTTATTTTTGGCATAAGTAAAAAAAGGAGGGCATAAGCCCCCCCTTAGTTTAAGTTAGTGATTATTAAAATGGCAGGTCATCTCCTGTGCCAACCTCAGCAACTTCCTTAGTCACTTTTACTTTCTCCTTATCAGGGAAATGGTCTACAAGTTGTGATGTCTTACCAAGCACCCACTCACTAAAGGTTATCGCATTCTTAATAACCTCAGCAGGTGTACCACCTAACTCAGCAGATGCCTTGAGAGCAGTCTGCCTAACAATCAACTCATCCTTTGAGGTTGTAGTCATTGGTGCAGAACTACTGCTTACACTTGATTGAGATACCTGCCCATCATAGTCAGGATTTGCTGGTTTAATCTTGTACCAAGTCTTACCTGTCTTACTTTGTTTAGCCTCATCAGTATAGTAAGCCTCCTGACCTACTACAAACTTGTCTTGATTCTCGGACTTACTTGTGTAAAGTCCTGAGTCTCCGTTACTGAAACGGATTCCATAGGTGTACATCATTCCGTACTGACCCTGTCTTGGTTCGCCTACAGGCTTCACCTCATTTACAATTGCTTTTTTCATAGCACTCTTTTTTATTGATTATTAAATTGATTACAAATATAGTGGTTTTAGTCTTTCGGCAATTGCAGAAACTACATTAGTAGTGACTGCATTGCCTAAGGTTTTATATCTGTGGGTTTTACTTACCTCCTTAGTTAGACCGTCATAAATGCCGTATTTGGTATGGTCATCAGGAAACCCTTGTAGCCTTTCACATTCTATAGGTGTTAGTCTACGGATGCGGTAAGATTCATCTCTTACACCATTAGACTCAGACCTGCGGATGGTAAAAGCATCCTGCCCAGCTTTGCCAATGGTTGTACCTCCCTGAACTGCAAAAGTCTTTTTGCCTTGACCTATCTGTACAGGTTGTACATATTGGTCTGTGTTGCCTCCACCCCCTGTTGCCTGATGCAAGGTGTTGGCTACATCTTTTAGTGACCTGTTAGTTACCTCACCTGTTTCTCTGTCTCTTGTATATCCTATGATCTTTGGAGTAACTACTGCCTGTTCACATAAGGTGTCAAGTGTTTGCGCTTGTTGCTTACCCACTCGCCCCCTCCTTGTTGTGCTATTGATATTTTGCAGGTTAATGCTATCACCCTCCTCTGCTAAATCATAGCCATACTTAGTAGCACTCTTAACCTTAATCATGTTCATTCCTTTGTAGTTTCCACAGGCGTTTCCAGGTGACTGCAATGTAGATGCGACTTTTGAAGACCGCTTGTGAGACTCTTTACCTGAGACTCCGATAGGAAATACTCCTCTGAAATCTCCTGAGGACTCTGCAAGATGTCCGACAAGGTAGACCCTCTCTCTGTTTTGGGGTAAAAATTGCGTTGTATTACACAATTGCCATTCAAATCTATAGCCCCCAATGTCAACAAAGGACTTGAGGATTGCCGCAAAATCTGCCCCATCGTTTGAGGAGAAAGTGCCTTTAACATTTTCCCAAATAAAAACTCTTGGTCTGCATTCTCCGATAAGCCGTATTGCTTCAGAGATAAGAACGCTTCTGTCTCCTGTGAGACCCCTGCGGTTTCCAGCCTGACTAAAGTCTTGGCAAGGACTTCCAAAAGTGATAAGGTCGATTCTTGGGAGGTCTGCCCCCCGAACATCTCTAACTGAGCCGACATAGGTACTATTTTTAAATTGATGTTTGTAGATTGCAATGGCATGAGCATCTATCTCTGAGAAATATGAGTTGACCTCATACCCTGCATTTGTGAATCCAAGATGGAATCCACCAATGCCGCTAAACAAGTCAAGTTGATTTATCTTCATCTAAAAGCTGGGCATTGATTAGTTTAATTGTAACCTCACAATAATTTTTCTCAATAGACTTGTCATGCGTGATACAAAGTTTGTGATAGTATTTAGGGCTATCATCAGTAACCCATCCGTTACTAACGAGAGTATCAGCAACAAACTTTGAAACAAGTACAAAATTGTCCACATCGGCACGAGCATTGTACCTAATAGAGATAGTAAAATTCTCTGCCCAATAGTGGTCATAACGAGCCAATTCTTTTTCAACAATTCCTTTGTATTCATCTTTGATCTTTTTTCTAAATGTCCAATGTTTACCTGCATATAGACTATTCAATGACATAGTCTTAGGCAGGTTAAGAGTTATTATCTGTTCGCTCAAGGTCATAACCTATGTATTCAAGTTCTTTGTTTATGTGGTCAATAGCCTTTAGCAAATCATTCACCATAGGGTTACCTGGTTTCTTACCTGCCCTAAGCAAGTAGGCGATAGCTACACCTATATTGTAGCTATCCCTTGCAAAGTCCATACATACATCAAAAGCCTCAATACCTTTGTATTTCCCCTTGTAGTATAAGGGAGTATTTGGTACAGGTTTGCTCTTCTGCTCTGTTTCTGTCAAAGATTCCGAAATGGAGGTAGAGGTGGTTGTGTAATGTAAGGGTGTCGATTCTGTATTCTTCATAGTTGGTTGCTTTCCTGACTTCCTTGTGCATCTGCATTTTGTGAGGCTTTAAATACTTCAAACATAAGCATAGTGGTTTCATCACTTATTTCTTTAAATCTATACTCTCTACAAACGAACTGCTTTAACAAGTCCAACTCTCGTGTGAGGGCTTCTATACGAGCCTCACACAATTCAATGTAATTGTCTTTTACTGACATAGCTATTTTTTAGTTTAGTGAATAAAAAAAGGTGCTATTTAGCACCTGTCTCTTGCAAGTATTGACATTCAAATTCTAAACTTGCAAACTCATCAATCCGTTCTCTTGTGATTTCTACATTATCAGGAGTGTAATTTCCATCAAACTCAGCAACACATTTCTTCAACATTAAATCAACAATGTGCGCCTTTGTGCCTCTTCTTAATTTTCCGTTGACTCTTTGCTTGTGGGCTTCTTCAATTAAATCATAAAAGTAATTTTGCAACTCATATGTGTTGTCAATCCATAGAGCAACATTCCAAGACTCGTAAGAGATATATCCGTTATACGACATAAAAAAATAATTTTTGGTTCACCCCAAAGATAGACAAAAAAATTAAATGTGAATAACTGCGTAAAAAAAGAAATACAAAACACTTGCCCAAAGATCATCAGGAGTGCTTTTTACTTTAGTATACTATAGTATTATAGAGTATTATTTATAACCCCTTAAAGGGTTATATAAATAATACTCTTACTCTAAGATACTCTAAGATTACTTTAGATTCCCTCTCTTATCTATTGTGCGTACCGCAAAATATCCCCCTACAACCGTCACACTTAACATATTCCATAAACTTATCCATGCTGGGTCTACCTGTAGGTATCCCAGCCCATCAAAGAATGTGGTAATGATTAGGAAACCTACTACTACAATTAGGGTTAATGGTCTTACATTTTTGCTTAACCAACTATCGGATGTCATGTCAGCTTTCCACCTACTGCTTATCTCCTGCTCAATAGAGGCTCGTATAGCCTCTTTCTCCTCAGGAGTGGATACATACCTATCCACAACATTAGAAACGGCTTCTATGGTCTCCTGTGCGCCTTTACCAAGTAGTTTGCCTATAAGTCTGCTCATGTCATTTGCTATTAGTTAACTGCCGCATCCCTCGCAGTCATCAGGATTGTCTATGTTGCAGGTTGGTTGTGGTTTGTTGGTGAGGTCATTTATGAAACTATCTAAACTATCGTTATCGTGAGTAATGTTCATTTATTTGTCTTGGTTCATTAGATACCATCTTTGGGCAGTATAGCCTATAGATGCAATTAGTAATAAGATTTTCAAGGTGTCCTCTACATTAGAAAAACTGATAACCATTGTAGAGGCGTTTAGCAAATATACTTTTAAGTCAGATACATTCATTTCATTTAGGGGTTATAATTCTGTTTGTACATTAAATGATGGACAAGCCTTTGAACTAAATTCATTATGACCATGAATGGTTGCCCCTTTGTACCTGTCTGTTAATTCAAATAGTAGTTTCTGCATAGCAATCTTTTGCGCTGGTGTGCGTGTATCTTTTGGTTTCATGTCTTGGTCAACACCTCCAACATAACAAACGCCTATGCTATGGGCGTTTTGTCCTTTGGTATGCGCCCCTGCAATGAGTTCAGGTCTACCTGGCTCTATGCTTCCGTTTAACAGAATCACCCAATGGTAACCTATATCTACCCAACCTCTATCTAAATGCCATTTGCGTATGGTTTTAGCAGAGACATCTCTACCCTCAGGAGTAGCAGAGCAATGTATAATTATCTTGTCAATATCACGCATCAGGGTCAAGAGTTATATTACCTATTCCCTGCGCTCTTAGTGACCCATCACAACATTCAATAGAATATGTATTAGTGTCCCAACACAAACAACCTCTACGCCCTCCTTTTGGGGAGGTGCGTGACGGTGTGTTACGATCTTTATTCTTTCTCATTACGCAGTTAGTTCTATGCACTCTGCATCAGTCAGAGTTGTAGTGTATATTCTTAAACCATGAAAGCCTGTGTTTTTTATGTACTCAAGTTGGTCAATAGAAATACTACCAATACCTGTTGAGGTGTCCTTTAAAACACCTGCGGCATAAAACCCAACCTCTGTTCCTGTAGACCTAATGGCTACCTTGAGTTTCTCATTCTGATTCCAATCATCATTATCAGTATACAGATTGTCAATGTTTGAAGAATCATCTGTCAGCTTTATTCTCATTCTACCATTTGTAGTGTTAAAAACTCTTACCTCATCACTCTCTAATACATCAGTTATTATAAACTTTATCAGGTCTCCTGTGGCAGTATCTAAAGCGGTTCTTTCTACCTCAAAGTAGATTGTCCAAGTATCTGATAAAGCAGTAGGTAAAGAGGTAAGGCTAAGTTGCTCATTGAAACTATTATCTAACAACACCCTCGCACATGGTAATGGTGCGCTGGTGTAGTCAAGTCTTGGCACATCAGCATTCATCTGTTCTATAGTGCCTGTTTCATCATACCTCGTTGTACCATCTCCAACAAATGCTAAATTGCCTGTGCCTGTTATTGGCTTTTCTGAATACAATACACTTGTCTTATACGCTACAGGAACGCAAACTAAATCTGCCTTTGTATAAAATGGATTCATATTTCTTCAGGTTCTAAAGGATTGCAATACTCACTATCGGGATATAATTCACAATAAGTCTTGGCATACTCATCTCTTTGGCTTGAACTGCCAAAGTTGTGAATACCCATAGGAGTAGGAAAAACCATATAAGCATCCCAAGATTGTAAAGGCTCGGTAGACCAACTTACATCTACGGCATATTTAGTAGACACTACGGCTTCTTTTATGGTGTTGCCTTCCTCATCATATTGCGCTGGTGTAATGGTTAGATAGCCTAACTTAACCACCGATTGCGTAAGGCTTCCTTCCTCGTTTCTTAAAAGATCAATAGAGGCATCTGCTTGTGCCTCATCTACGAACTCATATTTGCGTGTTACTTTCATCTTAGATACCGCTTGTTAATTTTTCCAAATCATCATTCGACCAACCACTTGTAAATACGATAGCTTGATGCACTCTACAACTTGGCTGAATATAAGACTCGCTAAATCTCAAACGAGATAAATTACTACCTCTTGTATAGGTTACATTACTTTCACGATATTTTGTTCCATTAACATAAATAGCAAAATCTCCATTAGAGTATCTTACTGCGACTTTATATCTCGTATTTGGACTTGTTGAATTTAGAGCAGTTCCCGATATATACGCAGAGCCTTGTGCCGTTAAATAATATCTTAAAGCACTATTTGATGCTGATTTGTATATCAACACCTTTTCTTGATTATTCTCACTTTCTAAAGCAATCCAATTTTGATTTTCTGCAGTTTGACCATCTAAAAACTCAAAGTCCAAAAAGAATGTTCCTTCATTTTGACCGATTAAATTTGAAGAAGATAAATCTGCGGTTTCTACTTCTTCCGATTCTCTTGAAACTGAACCGCCACTATGGTTAGGGATGTAGCTTGTTGGGTAGCTTGAACTATTTTCTTGCATTGCTCCCCATATATACACACCATTACCTAAAGCTACATTTGTTTGATTAGCATATCCTTGTGTAAGACTATCTACTAAATAAATTCTACACCTATTGTTAATGTTTTCTGCGCTATCACAAACAATAGAACACCTATACCAACCATTTCCGTAATCCTCAATTGAAGCAGTTGTTCCATCACCATAATTACCTATAACACCATTTGCAATATCAAAATTTGCATATAAGTCATTATCACCATTGTTAATTAGCTGAATGTATCTATGGTTATAATTTTTGACAAATAATGAAAATACTTGGTCTTCATTCACCCCTACCGATTGACCTTCAAAATCAATGTATTTTGAAAGCGTGTCATTTTCTGCTGAAAGAAATCTTGATGCGTTTTGTAAACCTTCGGGGCTTGTAGTATTATTTGTTTCAAGAGTAGTGTTAAGTTTTGTTAAACTCCCGAAATACTCGCTATAATCAAAACTATTAGTCCTACTCGGTTCAAGTAAAAGATGTGGAGAACCACCACCAATAGGGTAGTTAAATCTCGGCTCATTTTCTAATAGTCCAGCCTTGCCAGTACTCGCTCCCGATTCAATGTATTCCGTACTTGTTGTACCGATTTCGAATTGGGCTGATTGTATATAAATAGAATCAGTTGAACCACTTGCGTCACCTTCTGCCGTATAAGGATAAATAGGCGTTTGCCCTGCGGTTGTTTTGTTTGCCGTTAGCGTACATCTAAACCACCCATTTCCTACGCTTGTTATTGTTTGGTCAATACCATTTGA